CGTTCGCGCGCTTCAGCTCCTCGCCTTGCGCCTTCAGCAGCTCGCCGACCTCGACCGCCTTGAACCGGCGATCGATCTCCTCCTGCGAGANCTTGCCGCCGGCCTTCTCNACGTCCTGGCGGACCTTGATCATCGCGATTTCCTGCGCGATCAGCTCCGGCGCCTGGCCCATGAGGCGGTTCTGAACCTCAAGGACCTCGTTCTGCTTTTCGAGTTCGGTCGTCGCGACGTTGAACGCCTCGGCCGCCTTGCCCTGCGAGATGTTCAGCAGCAGCTTGCGCAGCTCCTCCAGCTTCTCGTTCCCGCGGCCGACAGTGATGCCGAAGATGTCGAGGATCTTCTGTTGCGCCTCCAGCGTGACCTTCTGCTCTTCGAAGGCGACGTCGCCGGCCCGCGCGGCCGCCGTCATTGAGTCTTGCGCCTTGGCAGTGAGCTCGAGCTGATCCTTCAGCTTCTCGTACTTCTTGGCCGCATCTTCCGCGCTCTTGTTGGACGGTGGGGCCGCCGGGCCGCCACCAGGCGCTCCGCCGAGTGCTGGGGCGTCGGCACGCGCGAATGCGCGGCGAGTGGCGTCTCCGAAGGCGCCAACGGTGTCGCGCCCCATGATCTGCCCCAGCCTCTCTTCGCGATCACGGGCATAGCTATCGAGGGCACCGGCATAGGGATTGTCGAGGCGTCCGAAGTTCACGGCACCGATCGTCGGGATCGCCTTGAAGGGGTTGACCTTGTTGGCCTTCTCGATCAGCGAGTCGATGCGCTTGGCCGAGCCATTCACCATGTCCTCGACGGCGCCGATGACGGCGTTCGCGGCTGAAATGGCGACGTCGCCCAGCGCCGCCGGTAGGCGCGACCAGGCCAATTTGATGTCTTCGTATGCGGCGACGAAGCTGTTGATGACGAAGTTCGCCGCGGTCTTCGCCACGCCCACGACATCGACGCCGATTGCCTTCTGGATCTCGTCCCGGAAGTAATAGGCCGCCGCGACAGCGCCCGTGATGGCGACGGCGAGGGCGCCAATCGGATTTGCCATCATCGCCGCAGTAATGCCCCGGACGGCGGCGATGCCGGCAGCGCCCAGCACTCCGAACCCAGTCGCCATTGCAGACAGGATCGTGGGAGCGAAAGCGATGGCCAGCGCGGTGCCGGCGATCGTGGCGCCCTCGGCGATACCTCCGATGTTGTCCGTGAACTTCTTTGCGCCGGCGGACGCGATGTCCATGATGCTGGCAAAGCCGGTGATCGCTTTGGCGAGCCCCGAACTGGCACCGGTGGCCTTGTCGACACTGCCGACGAGCTTGATCCACGAGTTGCCGAGCACGGTCGTCGCAGCGCCGACCGTCATGTTCATGCCCGCGGCCTGCTTCTCGGTGTCCTGGAAGCCCTTCAACAGGCCTTCAAAAAACACCGCCGAGGTAACCTTGCCGTCGGCTACTGCCGTGCGCAGCTTGGAGACACTTCCGTTCATGCCGTCGATGCCGCGCGCCGCCGCCTGGGCGATCGGGAAGGCGCCCTCGAGAACCGAATTGAATTCCTCGGCCCGGACGATGCCGCCGCCCAGAGCCTGCGACAGCTGAAGCAATGCGCCCGACGAGGCCTCGGCCGACCCGCCCTGGACTTTCAGGCCGGCGGTGACGCCGTCGACGAACTGCAGGAGCTTCTCCTGGGTGGCACCGAGATCGCTCGCCGCCATGGCGCCCCGGCTGTAGAGCTGCGTCACAGCACTGATCTGGGCGCCGTTGCGGTTCGCGGCATCGAAGAGCCGGGCCTGCACCTTCGTCAGGTCATCGCCAGCCAGGCCGGCCACCCGGAGCTGGTTTGTCAGGCCGGTATAGGCGTCTGCCGCCGCGATGACGGCACGAATGCCAAGGGCAGCACCGGCTACGGCCGCCAGCGACCGGAGTTGCCCGCCCACAGCACCGAGCGCCCGCTCCATGCGCGAAAGTGAGGCATTGGTGGCCTCAGCCTCCGTCTTGACGTCTCTGAGACCCTGCCGAACTTCGGCGCTTCCGGATTTCGCGCCGCGGGCATCGACAACAATCCTGATGACCTCGGTGCTGTCGGAGGTGGAGTCAGCCATCTACACCTCCCTTGCGCGCGGATGAGGTCGCCCCGACCCCGTGAAAGGGCGGAGATCGATTTGCGAATTGGGGCGGCCTGCAGCCAGGCCGAAGCGGCGCTCACCGCTTCCGCTTCAGGTCCGCCATCATCTTGGTGGCTTCGTCGAGAATCTGCTTCAGCCGGACCTCAAGAAAGATGCCGTCGGCCTCGGCCAGGATGTCGATGAAGAATTCCAGCGCCTCGCCATCGAAGCCGAGCCTCTCGCCCTCTCCGCGGATCACGGGCAGCGGAATCGGATCGGGCTCCTTGATCGCCGGCCCCATGCCGCCGCCGACCACGGTCTTCGTCCTGTCGCGGCTCAACCGCTGAAAGGCGGCATGATACTCTTCGGTCTCTTCGCTGATGATCGGCCGGGATGCCAGGTGATCGACGAAGCCCTGGTCACCGGCCAGGGCGAATTCACGGTCGCTCGCGAAGTTGGCGCCGTGTTGGACATCCCAGCGGACTAATTTCCCAGCTGCCCCGCGATGGCGTCGGCCATGCTGCGGCGGAAGTTCTGATCTTCCTTGGACCATTCCTCGACGATGAAGCGGATCCGCTGCTGGCGGGCGGCCCACTCGACATAGGCGGGCTTGCTGAAGGGTACCGGAGCGCCGTCCTTGGTATTGACCCCTCGCCACCCCAGCACGACGCATTCGACGTGGAAGTGCGCCCAGGCCCTGTCGAGCTGCGCCGGAGTGGCGCCGGCATTGGCCTGGCGCTGGATCTCGCGGATCATGCGCATGCCGTGGGTGCGGAAGCGCGGGTTGGCATCCGACTGGCAGAGCACGTGAAGGAAGATCGTGTCGGTGACCCTCATCCAGATGCCGATCTCGCCCTCGACTGTCGCGCTCTCGCTTCAGGACGTCGACTTCCTCGAAATCATAGGTCCGAATTTTCCATGTCCTATCTCCTTCTTCGTTGAGTCGCTACGTCGCCGGTCCGGACGGCGAGGCCCTTCACGTCGCACCACAGCTCGGCCGTGGCGGCGTCGACGTGATAGATGGCGCCCTGGATGAAATCCTCCCGCGTCTCCTTGCCGTCACCGGCGGGCACGAAGCGATGGAAGGTCGTGAGGATGCGGACCTCGATGGTGTCCATACCGGTCTCCTGTTGCGGTGTGTGCTGGCGCCGGACTATGCGACCGCGCGGGTGAGGATCGCGGCGGTGGCGTCGCCGGAGGAGTACTTTGCCGTAAACTCGATGTTCACGGTGTGCGGACCCGTGGAACCGGGATCGACGATGTCGGGGTTGTAGGCGCAGCAGTTCGGCAGCTCGAGCTGATACTTCTCGGTCGTGGTGTGGCCGAAGGTCAGGTCGAGCGCCTCGTCGGCACCGTTCACAAAGTCGGCGTACTGGGCCAGCGCCGTAAAGCGCAGCGCGATCGTGCCGGTGATGTCGAGTTCGCCGAGGCTGGTGTCGTCGGGATCGTTGCTGCCGAACCCGTAGAGGTCTTCGCTGTTGTTGGCGAAGGTGATGTCGAGCGTCTGCACCTTGGGGCTGCTGATGCCGAAAGCATCGTTGACCACGATGTCAGCCGGCGTGAACGGCTTGTGGCCGGTGATGGCGGTGTAGGTCGCGCCGGAGATCGCGGTTCCCGCCGTGGTCTCCCCGAGCCCCTTGAGCCCGAAGCTAAGCTGGATCGGGGCGCCGAGGCGCGAGGAAAGCCGGAGACTGTCGACGATGAGCCCGGTGGAGCGGCGGAAGTTCGTCGAGCCGTTGAACTTCTCCTCCAGCGAGATCGGCTGCAGGGTGCTGCCGAACTTCAGCACATCGGTCGCCCAGTCGGCCTGAAACAGCGACGAGAACAGCTCATTCAAGCTGCCCTCGTACATCAGGTCCATGTCGATGGTGCGGGCGTACTCGCTGAGGCCCTGCACCATATTCACGGCGGCGCGATGCGGCTGGCGCGAGCGGGCGCGGGTCTGCGGGCGATTGACCCGGCCACCGATGCTCATGGCGGGCAGGAGGAGGAACGTCGGCGTCGTCGGCGTCGTGCCGCGAGCGCTTTCGGCGATGATGGCGTCCTGTTTGCGACTAGCGTCCATGGTGTCTCTCCTTTGAGATCAGCCGAGATTGGTGGTGCGGTAGGACAGCGCGATGGTTTCGACCCACATCCCGCCCATGGTTTCGCCGCCTCCCATTGGGGTGACGGCATCGATGTAGACGTCGCGTCCTTCCGACGTCTGGAATTTCCGGGCACGGAATCCGTTGCGCAGTGCCCTGCCGTAGACTTCGCCCTGAGCCTGTTCCGAGCCCATCGGCATGTAGATGTTCAAGCGGACCTGGCCTTCTTCGTCGTGCAGGTTCCCGCCGGGCACTCCGAATGTCCCCTGTTCCTCGGTGCCGCCGTCGAACGCCAGTTCCAGATAGGGGGCGCTGGCGTCGGGGTTCTCAGCCGTGTTGAGCGTGTCCTTCGTCGCCCAGGCGATCGACTTCTCGGTCTTCACCGTCGCCAACAGAGTGCGGAAGGCATCGCGGAGGGGATCGCCCGGCATTGCCGACCTCAGGAGGCTTTGAGTGCGAAAGTGATGGTCGGATAGACTTGGTCGCGCTGCCCGCGCTTGCCGCCCTTGCCAAGCTGGCCGGAGACCCGGACGCCGCTGGACAGCTTCACGTTGCTGAAGTTGAAAGCCATGGTCTTGCCGTAGCGCCGGACCAGCTCGCGAAAGACGACACGGTAGACACCCTGCGGCGCCTGCCGGCTCTGCCCCTGCATCTGTTTCGCTTTCCAACCCTGCTTCCGTCGCTCGGCGCGGCGGCCCGGCTTTCCTCGCTTCGGTCTCACTTCCCAGCGGGTGTACGCGTCCTTGCCTTCGATCAGGGCGGCGTAGACGCGCGGATTGACCAGCTGCACCCTTTGGCCCTGCTTCACGGCCATGAGCTTCGCTTTGAGGTCGCCGCGCACCTCTACGTTGTCGATCATGACCTTGTGGTCATCTCGATAGTGGCCCGCCTTTGAGGGCCCGACTGGGCTGATCTCAGCCGCCCTGTCGCGAGCCCACAAGACCGCCGCCGCAAGATTTGCCCGGCGAGCGAACTCGATGACACCGAAGACCTTCACGTCGCGATAGTCCTTGCGCGGCCGGCCGTCAGTGACGACCAAGGGCTGCGGATCGAAGCCACGCTCGACGCGCGCCTTCAGGACCCTCTCTGCGACGGCGACTTGGAACTTGCGGAGCCGGTCGGCCTCCCACTTGTCGAAGCGCTCCAGGGTGAAGCCCTCGATGGTCACGCCCATCAGCCGACGACCTCCAGTTCGTACAGCGCAACGGTATCGCCATCGCCCAGCGGAGTGACGTCCATCACGGTACGCTTGCGGCCGCCAACGATGATGCGATCGGTCCGCTTCGGCGCCTTCGACGCCCAGGCGGACGCCAGGAGTTCGGTCGGCGCGATCTTCACGCGGAAGCGTTGTTGCTCGGCGCTGCCGCCGACATCATCGGTGCTGCCGGGAATGCGCTTGCCCTTCAGGCTGATCGTGGCGCCCTCGCCCTCGCGGGAGAGAGCCATGGTCTCGCCGTGCTTGAGGATCAGCCGCGCGGCATTGCGTGCAGTGCTTGCGGCGGACATCAGATCGCCCAGGACTTGAACGGGGCCAACGCGCCCTCGAGAGCGGTCAGCAGTCCGCTTTTGCCGATGCTGTCGCCGCCGGCCACGGCGTAGCTGGCCTGATAGGTATCCGGGATCGCTTCCGATCGCACTCGCGGATCATCGCCGGCACTGAAGTACGCCATCTTGACCTGCTCGATGACCTGGCGCTCAAGTTCCGGCGGGACGTCGCCTGGAAGATCCCATCCGGTGGTGTAGGGCGCGACGACTGCGGCGGACGACCAGCATCGCGGCGCACCGCTCGCCATGCGCTGCAACATGCCGCCGCCGACGAGACGGTAGTCGACATTAACTGTGAGGTTGACGCCGTCCTCGACGATCTGGCCGGGCGTGATCGCTACCCGCCACGGCAGGATCAGCATCGCGGTGCGCCGCTCGCAAGACGCCAGCCAAGTGGACTTGACGACCTCCTCTCCGAAGGTAGGCGGTGAAGCCATGTTCGCCGGTCGCGCGAGGCTGCAGTATGCGGCGCACTCCGCGGAGACGCCGTCGATCAGCGTCTCGATCTTCGTGTCATCGCCAGCTGGCGACCCGATGAGCGCCCGCACCTTCGCGGCCGTCGTCAGCCGACGCGCAGCGGCGTCGGCGGCTGGCGTCGTGACCTCAAAGAGCGGGGCGTCCATTGCTGAGACCTAGGCCGCCGCAGCGCGACGCTCGACCTCGGCCTCGATGAACTCGACGGCCGGTGCCTTGGTCTTGATGTCGACGGCGCCGAGAGCCACGGCCAGTGCGACGGTCTCGGCGGCGTTGAATTCGCGCCAATTGTCCGGGATATCGACCGCGCCCGTCGGCGCCGTGGTCGGTTCGGCCTTGACCTCTTCGCCCCAGCCTTCAGCCAGCGCGACCTCGGCCAGGCGGCCTTCGACGATCTCGCCCGCCACATACAGTCGCGGGTGCAGGGCGCCATTCTCGACGCCCTGGAATTCCTTGGTGATCTTGACCTTCATGGGCCAGCACTCCGAACCGTGGAAAGGAAACGGGCGGCCGAAGCCGCCCGTTCAAACAGCCGAATCAGCCAGCACTAGGCCGGCGGATTGACCGTCGGCGCCTCGCGCGGGAAGCCCAGCAGCCACTGCGCCGCGATGAAGATGTTGCCGGCGGCATTGTTGGCCGGAGTGATCGTTGCGCGGAGATAGCGCTTGTTGCCGACGTAGCCGATCTTTCGCTGCTCGTTGTCGTCGTCGAACTGGAAGCTTGCCAGAACCTCGGTGCCGAGAAGCTGGGCATCGGGAACCGCCTCGAAGCCGGAACCCGAGGCGTCGCTGTGCTCGATCAGAACCGTGAACGTCGCATCGGCGTCGGTATTGGCTCCGATATTGATCAGCAGTTCGGCCGCCTCGTAGCCCAGCATGTCGAGGACCTGCGAGACAAGGGGAGTGTTGTCGGTGCCCGCGGCCACCGGCGAGATCGCTCGCTTGGGATAGATGCTGTTGTGAAGGTCGCGCATGGCGATCGCCTCCGAAGAATTGTTGAATAAGGGCAAGAAGAGCGGCGGCCAGCTTCCCGGCCGCCGCGCCAGTCAGCGACCGATCAGGTCGAGCACTTCAGCTTGCGGATCGCCTCCGACAGCGTGACCTGGCCGCCGAGACGGCGGTAGACCAGGAAGCGGACGTTGCCGCTCGTCGCCTGGGTGAACGGGTCGCGCAGCATCACCATGTTGATGCGGTCGACCATGGTGTAGGCGCGCATGAAGTCGCCGTAGGCGATCGGGAACGCATCGGCGCCCTCGCTCGGCATATCCGGCACCTCGACGTAGGGGTCGCCGTCGATGGTGTTCGGCTTGCCCAGCGCGATGCCAGGCATCCAGATGTACTGCTTCTGGGCGTCCTTGAGTTTGCGCACCGAGCCCAACGTGGTGCGGTTCAGCGCCCAGTTGGCGTTGCGGGTGTACGCGGTCTTGATCGCATGCTTGAGGACGATCAGGCCATTCGCCTGGCCATCGGCGTCCGCGATCGTGGCCGCGGTTCCGGAGTTCGTGGACAGGACGCCGGCATCGGTCATCCAGCCGAACGGCTTGCCGACACCGTTGCCGCTGACCACCGCGGCACCCTCGGCGACGGCGAACTGCTCGTCGCACTCGCTGCGGATCTCGGCCTCGAGATCGAAGGCCGAATCCTCGAGGTTCTGATGCGAGATGTCGACCAGGGCGTACATCTCGTGCGTCGGGATCTCGACCATGCCCCAGCGGAGACCGTCGGTTTCGCTGCGGGTGCCCTGATCGGCCACCCAAACGGCGGCGAACTGCCCGGTCCGCTTCGGGATCGCCATCGACTTGTGGACGGTCGAGCGGACCCGGACCAGCTGGCGGACAGGCGAGATCTCGGTGACGCCCTTGATGATCTCGCGCACGAACTCGACCGGTGCCAGAAAGCCGCCGGTGGTGTCGTTGGAGATGCCGAGCGCCTTGCACTCCTCGGCCACCTTGGCGAACGCCTTCTGCTGGGCTTCAGCCAGAGCCGCGACACCGCCGCCGGTGGCGATCGCGGTGATGGCGCCGCGGCACCAGGCGTCGTGATGGGCCTTGATCTCGGCCTTGAACTCCGGCGTGCCGGAGCCCGGACGCTTCATCTTGAGCTCAAGCGCGTCGAGCTGGTCGCGAAGCTCCCGGGCGAGGTCCGCGTCCTTCTTCTGCTGCAGCTGGATTGCCGTGAGCGACGCGCTGAGTTCCTCACCCTTCTTGAAGGACGCCTCGATGTTGGCCAACTTCTGCTCGATGAGCGGATCGGCCGAGCCCTTCTTGGCGATCTCTGCGAGGCGGACGTCGTTGGTCTTCTTGAACTCTTCGAAGCCGGTCATCATCGAGTTGACGATGTCCTTGACCTCGGCCAGCGACTGCGCGCCGCCGGCATCCTTGCGCTCCAGCGCTCGGCGCTGGTGACGGTTCATGACGTGCATGGTGCACTCCGGTTGTTAGTTGACGGTGAAAAGCCCAGCCGCCCGCTTGCGCATGGCCGCCAGGTCGTTCGCCGCGTCGCCTTCATCCCGAAGGTCCGCAGCCTTGAAGCCACGCGAGGCGATTGCCTTTGCGTTGGCCTTCGAGTACCCGCCTGCATCCCGCAGGAAGTCCTCGAAATCTCGGATGGTCTTGATCTTATCGGCGGCCTTTGCCTCTCCGATCAGCGCCTCGTCGTTCATACCGAACAGGACGGGGCCGACCTCGTAGAGGTCCAGCTCCTTGATCGTGCGCCAGGGGTCGCCTTCCTTGGTGCCGTACTTCACGTCGGTCGCAACGTAGGTGATCGACATGGCGTCGATCGCGCCCGACCTCATACCTTCGTGCAGCGTCTTTCCGCGGTCGGTGTCGAGACCGATCAGGCGCCCCTCCACGGCTAGACCCTTGTCGTCCTCGGCCATCTTGTTCCAGACGCCGACCGGCAGCCGGTTGTCGTCGTAGCCGTGCAGCCACAGCATCTTCGGCAGCTTGCCGCGCGCCTTCCATTCCTTGAGCGTCTTCTTGAACGCCCCCTTCAGGATGACATCGCCGCCGCCGTCCTCGTTGTTGAACACGGCGCCATAGCCCGAGAACGTGCCCGGCTGTGCGCCGTCGCCCTCTGCGAATTTCACTTCGGTCAGGCCGAAATTGAGCCGCAGCTTGGAGTCCAAGCCGGGCTTGTCCTTGCGCTCGAAGATGATGCGCGACATCAGCTGTCTCCCAGGGTGTCGAGGACTTCGTTGAGATTGTCGCGCGCCGTCACGATGCGACGTTCGTTGCGGGCCGATATCACCCGGCCGACCTTCCGCTCGATCTCGGCATCATCCAGGCCGGGACCGCCGTTGTGGCCGATCATCGACTTCACCGCAGCGGTGACGTCCTTGGCCAGGGCATCGCGCTCTGCCTGGGTGCCCATGTTGAGCGGCAGCAGCGGATCGTCGAGGCCCTCGATCGGGTTGAGGTCCTCCAGCCGGCGCGCCTCGTTGCGGGTCAGCCAGCCATTGATGATGCCGGAGGCATAGAACTCGGCGCGCGTCTTGTTGTCGCCGCGGAGTAGGCCCTGCATCGAGAACTTGGCGAGGAGATCGTCCTCCTCCGGGAAGAGATACAGTGCCAGCGCCTGTTCCCAGTTCTCGACCCAGGGCTGCAGGGAATGCACGACGTGGGCGAGGAAGAAGGCTTCCGAGCTGGCGAAGGTTGCCGTCTTGTCGGTGTGACCCACCATTTGGGGGAACACGCCGAGATCGCGGCAGATTTCCTCGATCTGGAAGCGGCGGGTCTCGAGGTGCTGGTTATCGACGCCGGTCGCCGCGAGCGGCGTCCAGGTCGCATCCATGTCGAGGACGGCGGTCTTGAACTTGTTTTTGAGGCCGCTTTGATAAGCCTGCCATGACTGCTTCAGGCGGGCGCGGCCATCGTCGTTGAGGCCGCCCTTGACACTCAGGATGCCACCAGGTTGAGCGCCATTGGCGTGCAGCGCCGAGTGGGTTTCCTCGGTCGCAATGGCAAGCCCGATCGCCTCGCGGGCGATTTCCAACGCATTGAGGCCGGCGACCCCGCTCCACATCGGGCCGCGGAGAATGAACAGTTCCGAACTGTCGAGCGTACGGATGCCGCCGATCGCCTCCTTCATCTCGACGCTCACAGTCCAATCCTTGGCCTGCTTCAAGGTGAAGGTACCCGGCACCAGCGGGATAAGTTCCGCTGGCTTCTTGCGGACGCGGCCGACATAGGCAACGCCGACGCCCGTGAGCACGGCATGGAACATCATCATCTGCCGGAACTCGAAGGACGTCATCCAGCCGTTCGGCCGGCGCCAGATCAGCTTGTTGACCGGGTGGTCCTTCGCCACCGACTTCGATCCGTCGTCGGCTTCGCGATAGAGCTTCAGGGGCACCTGGGCGATGCCGTTGGCCAGCACCCGGAGACAGGCAAAAACCGTCGAGACCTTCAACGCAGAATCGACAGTCACCGATACGCCGGCCTTCGACGACGCCTCAAGGTTCATCAGGCGGGACCAGGTCAGGTTCGATGCATCGGTCGTTTTGACCTCCGCACCACCTGGCAGGCCATCCGCCAATGTGCCGAATAGCCCGCGCATCAGTTACCCGGGCGCTGGGCGCGCGCGGCCAGGACGGCCGCGAGGATCAGCAGGACACCTCCAACGATGAAGCCGGCGGGGACATAGATCAGCCACGCGCCGTAGGCGACGAGCCCGGCACCGGCGAGGCCAGCGAGGTCGCGCGTGACCACCGGCACCGCGGCGAGAATGCCCCGCGCGCCGGCGACAATCGATTTCATCATGGGGTCACCTATAGGACGAGCAGGTCGCCGGTCGACAGGTAGGAACTCACAGGAGGTGATGGGTTCGTCACCATCACCGCCACGGCATCGAACATCGCCAGAGCCGGATCGATCTTGGCATCGCCGGCGTTTTGCTTCGTCGCGCGAATCGTGGTCGCGAGCGCCTCGATCTTGAGGTTGCTGACGGCCCAATCCATCAGTCCGGACGGGCAGCACTTCAGCTGGCCCCTCACGACGGCGCGCTCCGTGGCCTTGATCGCCGACATCAGGGCGCCGCCCTGCTTGATGCCGATCAGCAGTCCGTTTTCCTCGGTGACGTCGATCGCCTTGAGGGCGCCGACGAACTCCTCAAGCCCCATCTGGTCGACGCCGATGCCGGCGAGCAGGCCGAGATCCTTCACCTGGGCGATGTAGTCAACGATCTCGGATGTATCCTTGAGCTCATCGTCGACAACGGTCAGCTCGCCCGCCGCCTTGTAGCCCTCGAGCTTTGTCGCGATGGACTTCCGGCGAGTCAGCACGCCGACGTGACACCAGGCGTGTGACCACAGCAGCCAGCGTTTGGTCTCCCGGCAGCGGCCGATCATGACGAAGCCGAAGAGGTCGTCGAGGCCGCCGCCGTCGATACCAAAGGCGATGGCCTCGCTGCGCTTCAGTATCTCCTTGAAGGTCAGCGACTTGTCGGCGGTACGTTCCCAGAATTCCGCGCCGGCCCAGCCGTCCACGCCGAGGCCGATGCCGATCTGGATGTTGAGGTGCTTGGCCGCAACAAGCCGCACCGAATCCGGCCCGGCCCGCTCGGCTTTGGTCATCTCGCTCTCGATGAACTCGACATCGACGGAGCGGCCCATGTTGGGGTTNGGNATGTACCAGGTCGCGCGNTTCTTCCACGCGCCGGACTCCTGCATATCCTTGGGGTATTCGTAGATCAGCGGCAGCGCCGTGCGNTCCTGNATGANGCCGTCGCGGACATCGCGGTGATATTCCAGCTTGTCCTTGAAGACGCCGCTNGGCGGGTCGTCGCTCTGCGTCGAGGCATAGATCGCGAAGCCGTCACGCTGGGAGGCCAGCGATCCCACGGCCTCGCTGAGCACATTCTTGGCCGACGCCTTCTTGCCGAACAGCCAGAGCTCGTCGAAGAACACGCACTGCGCTTTTTGACCGCCGACGACCTCTGCATCGGCCGACTTGACCTCGAGCGTGGCGCCGTCGAGCCGGTTCGTGATCACCCGGGTGGAGTCGCTGGGCTTGTACGCCCGGAAGAGCGCTGGATCGGCCTTCACCATCCGATATGCCGGCAGGAAGCTGTTGTCGGCGACGTCCTTCGTCGGGGCCAGGATCAGATACTCCGCGGCATGCCGGTCGTGCATGATCAGCGCGGTCAACATCACGCCGGCCGCGATTGAGCTCTTGCCGTTCTTCTTGGCGATCAGCAGGAAGTATTCGCGGATGACCTGCCGCTTTGCCTCGGGATCATAACCGCCGAAGATCGCGGCGACGAAGTCGAACACCCACTGCTCGCAGGCCTCGCCCATCGTAGGCTGGCCCGACACCTCGACCATCCGGAGCCGCCGGAATATCCGGAGCGCCCGGTCGGCACGTACTCGATCAAGCGGCAGGTCCGGCAGCAGAGACTGCCGATTGACGATCCTGGCCGCCCAGTCCGGCCGGGCGGTTATCCATTGCCTCGGCGCCGGCAGCACTAGTTCAGCGGCGTGCCCCGCAGCGGCTTGAGATCTTCGCCCCATTCACTGCCCTCGCCCGCGGTCGCGGCCTCGTCCCGCTGGATTTC